AGGCTCTGGTTCAGGCTCAGGCTCAGGCTCTGGTTCAGGCTCAGGCTCAGGCTCAGGCTCTGGTTCAGGCTCAGGCTCAGGCTCTGGTTCAGGCTCAGGCTCAGGCTCAGGCTCTGGCTCTGGCTCAGGCTCAGGCTCAGGCTCAGGCTCAGGCTCTGGATCTGGTATAACTATATCATTTTTGTCCACACATGACCATATTTCCCAATGAGCACCCCAATCATTATAATAATAGATTGTGTAACCTGTATTATTCCAAAATTCTCCCCAACTATTTCTAATGATAAAACCCTCGTTGTTATATCCCACTATTGTCATTGCGTGACCACCCTTAAATGTTTCGTTCTCTTTCTTCTTCCACATTTGTCCTGTGTAATTATATACTGGAAATCCAATAAGCGCCGGACCATTTAAATGTAAACTCATTTTTAAATCTTCAATCGTTTGAATTTTGGCATAAGATTGTATTTTATTTATTTTTGCTTTTTCATATATCTCTCTTTTTATTTCATTTTTATCTTCAATCTTTCCATATGGATATAATTTTTCAGAACATATGCCATATTTCAATAAAAGTTTCATAACATCTCTTCCAAACATGCCATCGTCGTTGCTTGTATCATCATCATATTTATTTGAACGTAAATTATAAAAAAATTGTGGAGAGAAATATTCATCGAATCCGTAATTACGTTTTTCTTGCCATTCTTTCATACATGCTACACTTTGTGCGTAGCATGTTCCTTGATTACCTTGATTTCTTACAGGCATTAAACTATCTCTTAAGTCAAGTGTTTCCGGGTTTTTTTTACCAGTTACATTAATAGATTTAAATATATAGTCACGTTTATCTATTGGTGATAATGTTAAATTTAATTTATAATCCATTTATGTATATATAAATAAATAAAAATATACAAATTTTTTTATTTATTAAACAGCGTTCTAAACTATTTCCTACCACCGCCTTCTGGTTCAGGTCTAACAATTTTAAACTGAACTTCTTCTTCATCGCCTTCCAAACAGCATTCATAGTAGTTTGACATCCCATCGCTAAAAAAATCAAAATCATAATCACCATCATAACTCGAATCACCTAGTAGTTTTTCCAAACTACCTTCTCCTTGAAAGATCCCATTCGCCCTTGGTCTTACTAAAACATTGCGACCTATTATTTCCGGATTTTGCTGAATATAATTATGAAATTCAGCATAATTTAACCATTTGCTCCCTCCCTTTAAATTGTGTTTTTTACGGCGAAGACTTTTGCCTTTATGGTGTTTTTTGCTTTTACCGTGCTTTTTAGTTTTACTGTGTTTTTTGGTTTTACCGTGTTTTTTGGTTTTACCGTGTTTTTTGCTTTTACCGTGTTTTTTGGTTTTACCGTGTTTTTTGCTTTTACCGTGTTTTTTGGTTTTACCGTGTTTTTTGGTTTTACCGTGTTTTTTGGTTTTTTTTGTTCCACCAACTTTGTCTAATTGTGTTTGTGCTTGTGCGTTTATTGAAGCTTGTGCTATTTTGTGCATATTTACGCTAGCATTATGCGGTCCGTAAATTGGACCACCAGAATTGGAAGCCATTGGTGCTGGCATATCACCACCACCACCATGTAAGCTATTGTTACGTAAAGTTTGAAGTTTGCTTGATTCTAATCCATGTTTATGCGCGTTACTTGTTGCTCCAGCAATACCACTGGTTGTTTTTCTATAAATAGGTACTTTAAAATGTGTGGAAGGTTTTGCGTCATTTGTCATTTATATATAATAATATAAAATTTATTAATAAAGAAATAAATATTATTGTGTATATATGGCATCCAATTTTTTAGACGAAAAAGACAGATTAAATTTAAGCGAAATGATTAAATCATACGGTTCAGATGATAATACCGAAAAAATTAGAAAATTAAAACACAGTTATAAAATCAAAGAAAATATCCAGGTTATGATGAATTTAAAAAAAAAATATGCTAAAATGAGACGCGATGAACCAAAAAAATTTGAAAGAATTGTAACATCTCAATGTAATTTTTTATTTAATAAATATACGAATATTTTTAATCGTTTATTGAAAGATGAAATAGATTTAAGAATTTTATTGACATTTGTAGATACATTAAAACAAGTAGAAGAAGGTGAGATAGACCAAAATGAAGCTTCGGTATTAATTGGAAAAATTTTAAAAGAACTGTATATTGATAGCGCCCTAAAAAGAGAGAAAAAGTTCAAAGAAACAGAAGAAGCAACGGGTAAAAAAAAACGTGAAAAAAAACCAGTAAATAATATAAGTTGGCAAAAATATAAGCAAATTCACTTAAATAATATGTAAAAATTTTTATTTATTTATTTTAGTATATTTATAATTATTATCTAATATAAATATATAATGTCGGGAGAAACAAAAGAAGATCCAAGATTAAAAGCTTTAAGAACAGGAAGAACAACTAAATTTGCTTCTCATGATGCGTTGCCTAATAATGGTTTCGGACGTGGTGGACCAGTGAGTTTGGAACATTCCTATCCAGGATTAGCGAGTAAACTCCCACCCCAAATGTTACGTGAGGTTCGAAGCTTAAGAACATCGGCTAACCCTCATGTAACATCCACTCCCATGATACAACTTACTCGTGATAGAAGTAATTTAATGCAGCATATTAAAGCCGTCGGTAGCAAAAAAGAAGAGTACAAACCTCAAATAATGAGTGTTGGTAGACAACACGCCGCAATGGCCAGGGCTGGTGTTGGCGATGACCGAGTTTCAAGACATTTGCCTAACCATATACGTCAACACGTAGATAACCTTCAGGCACCCCAAATATCTGATTTAACAAAAACAGGATTAGGAGATTCGTCAAAGAGAAAGAAAAATATAAAAACACAAAAAAGATCAAAAAGTCCTCAATCACGGGGCGGTGGAAGAAAGAAAAATAGTCGTAAAAAAAGAAAATCATACAAAAAAAGAAAATCATACAAAAAAAGAAAATCATACAAAACTAAAAAATCTCATAAAAAATCACGTAGTTCTAGACGACGCAAAATGTAAATATTTAAGATTTAAATAATATACTAATAATCATAGCCGGTGTGAGTAGTTTCGATTGTGGGGACGAAGTTTGGGTTCGACTCCCATTTATGGTGACTAATAAACAATAATAAATTAAAATAATCTATAAATTTAATTTATTGTATATACTCGAATAAAATTGATAACTTTTCAAAATTGTTCAAATCCACATACAAATAAATGGTTTCTTTGTCACTCCTACGAAAAACAGTTTACAATAGTTATGGCTTTTTAAACCAAACTGTTCCTATTATTTTGGGAGAGAAAAACTCTAAATTTTTACACAATAAAACAATGTCTAATAATTGGTCACATTTATCTCGTGATTCATACGAGGGACATTTCGCATGTGGTGGAAATTGTTATTTACTTAGCTATTATCTAAAAAAAAACGAAATTAAAACCACAATTATGAAAAAAAGCATTGGATATGGGAAATATTTAGAGGACCATTGTTACTTACTATATAATGATTCTATCATTATTGATCCAACATATCGTCAATTTTATAGTAGTCTTATTTCCAAACAAAATGAATACAGTAATATATTATTTAAACAACTAGATTTTGCTTTTATAGGTACTTTAGAACAATTTAAAATTCAACACCAAATGTTACGTGATAAATATGAAGAAACATATGGACATACTATTGATGTTGATACTAGCGATTTTTGGGAAAATCCAAAGAATATTAGCCATCAGATGGACTTGGATTATCTAATTAAAAACCCTAAAATATGTAAAAAAAAAGGTAAGTTATACTTTCAACTATATGATTATCTTCATGATAATCCTATTTAATAATTTAGATAATAGTATTTAGATTTTACCAATCATATAATACGTTCTAGTATTTTTAAAAATCATTACAAATTTCTCGAATATATTTTAAAAATATAATTTTTTTTCTTAATTTTGGAAGTTCCATTTCATAATCATTTTTTTCGATAGTATATTTTATTATTATTTTTGGTTTTTTTACTATTTTAAATTCACTGTGGAGTGGATTCATTATTAAATATTTTGGTTCATCCATAATATTTAATAAATATTTCTAATTATTGATTAAATACTAATAATTGTAGAATATTTTATTTACATAATGCGCCTGCAAAAATCATAAAAAAACAAAAAAGAGGAAATAAAAATATTGAAATAACCAATATTTTATATGGTATAAATACGCAACAACTAAAACATTTAAAACAATTATCTTTTTCCAATCTCTCTTCTAGTATTTCTTTATTTTCATCATACGAAACAAATATATTATCAAATATATCGTCTGCTGTTCCGGGCAAATATTTAAAATAAAGTTCCTTAAATTCATTGTCTAATGACATTAAAAATTCCATGGCCAAAGAATTCAATATCATATCTTGAATATCGTTTTCTGCAAACACCACCCATATATTTGCTCCGTAAACCAATAAACTAAAAGAGAATTCTTGGAAAGTATCTAGAATTGCTGTAATACTATTTACTTTATTCATTTTTTTTAAACTTAACCCATTCGTAATATTATCCCAAATAAAAAAACTACGAGTAAAATAAATAACGGAAATTCCGCTAATCATCAACTTATTTTCAAAAGTTCCGTTTCCTGAACACACGTCACCATTAAATGAATTAATTTCGTGTATTACCAATGCCATATATAATAACCACTGTCCAAGAAAAACTAATATTGGAAGAGCCAAAATAAGAGAGAAAATATGAGAACAATAAATTTTATTATTTTTTTTTAATTCTTTATTCATATACCCCCTTTTTAAATGATATTTAAACAGACTAAACATACCAAAAGAAGGGGAAGCTGAAACAATTTCTTTTTTTTCTTCGGAAGTTATTTCTTCATCGTTCATTTTTAGTGGAGAATGATAACCAGGTGAAATTTTTTTATCGTGTTCTCCACCCAATAATAGATGATCAAACATTTTTAATTTGAAATTTTTACATATTAACGGTATTGCTTCTGATATGTGTTTACAACAACTTTTATTACTAGTCTCTTTTTCCCATGATTTTTTACTTTCCATACGACGCGGATTTAATCGCGTTTCTATATCCATTCTTACTGTTTCCATTTCATTCTTTGAGTTTATTTTTTTCATTGTTTATTAAGTTTTTGAATAAATGTTTAAGTAATTTAATTATATTTGTAAGATTTATTAGTTTATTACTGGAACAGCGTTTATTACAACCATATCTTTTGAATTATTCCCAGTAATGTTGTCGCTTTCTATATATCTTAATTGTAATTCTTTTTTTTGTTGTTTTGTATCGCAATTTGTACAGAAATCAACATATATAATTCTACATCCCAAACACATAATAATTAATATACATATTACAAGCATTATGGTTTCTCTTGTCGAAAAATTATAATCATCACTATTATTTTCCCTTGTATTATTATAAACTGTATCATATTCAGATATTATACTATTATTATTAATTATACTGCCACTATCGCTACCACTATTAATTATACTACTATTAATGATATTCTCTCTTGTTTGATTTTTAATTTGTATTTTATCAATAAATCTTGTGATATTTATAAACTGTGTTTTGTTTAAAATCTGAGTTTTGTTTATTATTTGTATTTTATTAATAAAACGAATGATGTCTACAAATCGAGTTTTATTAATATATCTTGATTCATTAATATATCTTGTTTCATTAATATATCGGGTTTTATTAATATACAGTGTCTTGTAAATAAAACGTATCGTATCTATAAAACGAGTTTTATTAATTATTTGTGTTTCATTAATAATCTGAGTTTCATTAATAATCCGAGTTTCATTAATAATCCGAGGCGTATCTATAAAACGTACTTTGTCAATAAATCGTGTCATATTTAAAATTTGTGTTTTATTAACATACCTACTTTCTAATGTATAACGCCGTATGGGCATTAGATATGAATTACATGAACTAGCATAATTTCCCCACTGAGTTTGGTCTACCCAAGTAAAATTATAGGGATTTTCACAAGCATAAAATCTACAATGAAAATCTTCTGTCAATAATTTTATTCCCTCGCCATATCTAGATATTGCGTTACATTTTCCAGTAGGTTCTTCAATACAACGAGTTTTACATTGTTGTAATGTTCCCCATTTATAATTTTGATTTGAAGGTGGTGTAATTATTTTCAAACAATTTGGTCTTTTTCCTTGAAAATTTGTATATTTTTTCCATATAGTATCCGGTATTTGATATACATCTGGTTCAACATAATCTATATTTGCGTTTGATACCGAATTACAAGTTATCCCTTTAACACATTTCATAACAACAGAGCTAGGACAATTAACACATTCACATGTTGTTCCGTATGATTGAGGACACCAAACAGTAATCGATTGACAGTCTCTTTGTCCACTTGCCTGACATGTTAATTTAAAAGAATTAGATTTTTTCGCATTAACTACGCTATTTTGATATGCGTCATGTCCACTACCTTGTGTTTTTACCGAACAATCCTTATTTGTATCACAATTTAATGTGGTATATTTACAAGTTCTTTCGCTATTTGAAGCACCACAATATATATTATATTCACCATTCCATATCTTATTTTTACAAGCATCGTGGCCAGTACAGTAAATATCTTCCGAATAAACATTGGAAAATATTATCACTAGTAATAATACCAAAAACATTGTGTATAAAATATATTTATTTATTTTAAATAAATATTTTTTTATATAATGAATAATGATGAAAATTGAAATAAAAAATAGGCAATATATAGTAAGTATAATAAACAAATGGATAAAACAGATTTTACTTTTATGAAATCGGGTTTCGACCCACTTCAAGCACCTGACGACGACGATTTTAAAAAAAATACAACTGCTATTGTAGTTGCTTACGGTACAGAAGCTTTAAAAACTGCGGCGAAATACGTATCACACTCTGGAAGAAACGTTGTTACTCCGGAAGATATTAAACGATCTATGATGTTGGAAATGTTCTTATTTAATAAAAGACCTAATTTATTAGAAACCGCGGCTGAAATAAAAAACGAAATTTATGGTGATGTAGATTTGGATGATGACGAGGAAATAGAAAATATGATTATTGATAATGATGAAGAATTAGAAGACGAGTTTGAAGAAAGTGAATGTGATTGTGCTATGTGTAAATGTTTAAACACCATTTATAGTCGATGGGATACATTTGAACCTCAAACTTTATTTGAAACGGTTTTTAAGAAACACATTGAAAATATTAATTAGTAACTATCTAAAAAATCATCTAAGCTTTTTAAACCTTCTTTATATTTATTATAGGCTAATATAGTTTTCATTTCTTTGCTGTCAATATCAGGGACACCGTGTTTACTTTTATCAATTAAACCAATTTGTTCTAGTGTTTTCAAATTAACATTATCTTCTATCTGAACTAAAATATCTTGCCATAATTTTTTACCGTTTTTTGTATTTAAATCAACCTTGGTTTTTAATGTGCTTGATTCGCTTTTTAATTGGTCTAAATAGTTTTCTAATGATGTGATACCAGAATTACTTGTTAAACCTTCTTTCATAACATTTTTTGGAACCATTACTTCTTTGGTTATATATAAAACTAAAAGAACAATTATTGATAATCCTAAATACTTTCCTATTTCAACAGAGTTCATTTATATTATAAATATATGTTTTTTTTTATAATAAAAAATTTTTTTATTATAAAATATTTTACTATAAAATATTTTTTATTATTAAATTTTATTGATTGTATAATTATACATGTTAATCTACTTCTGAAATTTCTATATTATCATCGGTTTCATCAGTAGGCATTCCACCAGGCATTCCTCCCGGCATTCCACCGGACATTCCGCCGGGCATCCCACCCGGCATTCCGCCAGGCATTCCTCCCGGCATTCCGCCGGGTATCCCACCCGGCATTCCGTCAGCGGACTGTTGATAGATTTTGGTCATGATGGGTGTAAATATCTTTTCCATTTCCTGATATTTTTCATCATAAACCTCTTTTTCATCGTTTTGGTGATCCTCCAACCACCTCAATGTTTCCTCAATATTACTAGTAACAGAACTTTTATCTTCTTCTGAAATCTTGTCTTTTAGTTTCTCATCATTCATCGAGTTTTTAACAGAATAACAATAATTTTCTAGCTTGCTTTTTGCCTCAATTCGCGCCGCATTTTTATCGTCTTCCTCCTTAAACTTCTCAGCCTCTGCTACCATGCGTTCAACATCTTCTTTGCTCAACCTACCTTTATCATTTGTAATAGTAATCTTATTTTCCTTTCCTGTACTCTTTTCTACCGAGGAAACTGTTAAAATACCATTCGCATCAATATCATATGTCACTTCAATTTGCGGGACACCACGGGGCATTGGTGGAATACCATCAAGTTGAAATTTACCCAAGAGATTATTGTCTTTTGTCATACGCCGTTCACCTTCAAATACTTGGATTAATACACCAGGCTGGTTATCGGCATAAGTCGAGAAAGTTTGGCTTTTCTTTGTTGGGACTGTCGTATTTCTATCAATTAAATTAGTCATAATACCACCCGCCGTTTCAATTCCCAATGACAACGGTGTTACATCTAATAAAAGCAAATCATCAATCTTGGAAGATTTAACACCTGATAAAATTGCGGCCTGAACAGTGGCACCGTAAGCCACGGCTTCATCTGGATTAATATCTTTACAAAGCTCTTTATTGTTGAAATATTTACTTAACATTTCCTGAATTTTTGGAATACGTGTTGAACCACCAACCAACACAATTTTATCTACTCCACCTTTACTGACCTTTGCGTCTCGTAAAACCTTTTCAACGGGTTCCATACATTTCCTAAAATAGTCCATATTCATTTCTTCAAAACGGGCACGAGTAATGGTAGAACTAAAATCTTTCCCTTCGGACAATGAATCAATCTCAATAAACGCCTGAGTAGAAGTTGATAATGTTCTCTTAGCCCTTTCGCAAGCTGTTCTTAGACGTCTCATAGCTCGTGGATTCTCGGAAATGTCCATTCGCATTTTTCGTTTTGCTTCGTCTGCGAAAAAATCAACCATGCGATTATCAAAATCTTCTCCACCTAAATGCGTATTTCCGGCTGTAGCCATGACCTCAAAAATGCCTTCGTCTATGGTTAATAAAGAAACATCAAAAGTTCCACCACCAAGATCAAAAATTAATACTTTTTGTTCTTGGTCCGAACCGGTATCCAGACCATACGCAATTGCCGCGGCCGTAGGCTCATTAATAATTCTCAATACGTTTAATCCGGCAATTGTTCCTGCGTCTTTAGTGGCTTGACGCTGAGCATCGTTAAAATACGCGGGGACAGTAATAACAGCCGAATCTACCTTTCCACCAGTATAATTTTCAGAAATTTGCTTCATTTTAGTTAAGATCATTGCTGAAATTTCTTCCGGTTTCATTTCTTTAATTTCGTTTTTATATTCTACCTTAATAATTGGTTTATCATTCGAATCCGCTTTAACCTCAAATGACCAATGTTTCATATCTTGTTGAATTTGTTCATCAGAAAATTTTCGCCCAATCAAACGCTTTGCGTCAAATACGGTATTCTTGGTATTCATAGACACTTGGTTTTTAGCGGCGTTGCCCACAAGACGCTCGCTATCGGTAAAGGCAACATACGACGGTGTTGTCCTATTACCTTGGTCATTTGCGATAATTTCAACGTTATTGTTTTTCCAAACTCCTACACATGAATAAGTGGTTCCTAAATCAATTCCTACTGCTACTGGCATATCTATTATATTTTGAATGTTATTTTTAAGTTGTTTTATTTTTCAATTTTTACATTAATGTAATTTTAAATATAATTTTAATTATTTCCTTTAATATTCTTTTAATGCTCTTTTTAATATTCTTTTATACTTAACTGTATGACGTTGAATATTAAATACCAGTATACAATAAATATTCAATAATATTTTTAATACTGGTATTTGATATTCTACGTTCTTTATCTGTTTTTGTTTTATATTTTATATCTGTTAAACATTTTTTATCTTGATTTAATGCCGTTATTAACTGTGTTATCGATCCAAACTTTTCCAAAATTGCCTTCGCGGTGTTCATACTAACAGCAGGTATTTGACTTAACATAATACATCCAATATTTTCTGGTGTAATATTTTTTTTTTTGACCGATGATATGACATCTGAATAGGTTTTTTTACTATCAACAAATTTATCATGGTAAAAACCATATATATCCTTTGTTTTATGTAATTTATTTGTTAGACGTAAAATATATTCAACACTTTCACGTAAATTATTTGTTTTATGAAGAGAGAAACCCTTAAAATAATTCAAACAAAAAGTAGTTACGTGAAGTGTTGAAGATGGTATTTTCGAATATCTGGAATTATATGTATTAATATTTCCTTCTATTAAATAAATAATATTATGATTATGAATTGGATAACCTTTTAAACGAAAGGATTGCTCTTTGTAACGCCCGTCTCGTATCGACGCGGCCAAGTCACTGACTTCTTTTCTCTCTATTAATAATAATTCTTCGTCCAAATCTGTTCTTATTGATATATCACCCAAATCCAAGGTTTCTATTTCTATCCCCATGTCAAAATCATACTCTTCACACATAACGGTGATTAATTTTATAAATGCGTGTTCTCTATTATCAATTACTATTTTCATTTTAGTAATTGATATATTCAAATGCTTAAATCTTTTAAGTTATTATATTGTTTTCAATGAATATTTGTGTTAACTCTTTTATGAAAGGATACAAACTTTGTTGATAGTTTATTGCGTGTAAGTTTATAAACATAGAATTTAAATAACTTTTGTAATGTAGTATTATTTCTTCAATATTTGGATTTTTTTTTAAATAAGTAATTTTTGCGTCAACATTTGAAATTATATATCTTTTCCAAAAACCTTCCTCATCTGGACTTAATTCGGCGTTTTTTGGAATATTTATATAACGATGTAGTTCATCGTCGTATGTTTTTTTAATTTTTTCCAATAGGCGAATATTGTTATCAATTATAATATCTTTTCTTATTTGTTTTATTTCTGTATTTGGGTGATACATAAATAACCTTATCTGTGATAAAATATCCATGGGCATGGTCGTAAAAACGTATAATGGATCTAATATTGAATTATTCATGGTATTACTATTAATAAATAAATTGATTTTAAATATATTCAAACAGTAATTAAATAAAAACAATGACCGAATACGAGGATAGTAAATACTTTTGCGATATCAATACTTTAAAATCTACCGCTGAAAAATATGGAGTGGCTATTATACCCAATGTGCTTACCGACGAAGAATGTCAAACTATGGTAGATGGTATATGGGGTCATTTTGAACATATTACACAAAATTGGGAAACACCGATAAAAAAAAATGATAAAAAAAGCTGGCGTGGCTTATATCGACTATTTCCAATGCATAGTATGTTATTTCAACATTGGAATGTGGGGCATTGCCAAGCTGTGTGGGATCTCAGGCAAAAAAAAGAAATTGTTGATATTTTTTCGAAATTTTGGAAATGTAAATCCGAAGATTTACTGGTTTCGTTTGATGGTTTAAGTTTTCATATGCCACCCGAGGAAACACGGAGAGGGTGGAATAGAAATAATACATGGTATCACACAGATCAGAGTTTCACACGACCGAAATTTGAATGTTTACAATCTTGGGTAACAGGACTAGATGTTGAAGACGGTGATGCCACACTGGCATTTTACGAAGGAAGTCATAAACTTCATAATGATTTTGGAAAAAGATTTGAAATTACAGATAAAAAAGATTGGTATAAATTAACACACGACGAAGAACAATTCTTTAAGGATAAATGCTTGGAAAAAAAAATAAAATGCCCAAAAGGAAGTCTTGTATTTTGGGATTCACGAACAATTCATTGTGGTGTAGAAGCATATAAAGATAGAAAAAATAAAAAATTTAGGGCGGTTGTATATTTGTGTTATCAACCACGTCAACTCGCCACAAAGGCTATGATTAAAAAAAAACAAAAGGCGTTTAACGAAATGAGATTAACAAGTCATTGGCCATGTAAACCAAAGTTATTTCCAAAAAATCCACGAACATATGGACAGGAATTACCAGATATTACCCCTATTGAAAAACCGAAATTAACTAAATTGGGTAAGTTTTTAGCTGGATTTTGAGAACGAGATAATTATAAATTTTAATTATTTATAATCATTTATAATAGTTTTATAATTATTTATAATAGTTTATAATCGTTTATAATCATTTATAATCATTTTTTTTTTATTTTTTTCGTGTATGATTTTTTTATTTTTTTCGTGTATGATTTTTTTATTTTTTTCGTGTATGATTTTTATATTTATGTTTGTTATGGTGAATTTTTCTTGTATGTTTTCGTTGTTTTAAAAATGATTTAATTTCATGTATGATTCTTTTTTTTTCTTTTTTATCTTTTCTACTAATAATTGTTTTTGACACCTTAAAATTTTTTTCACCATTTAAAACATTTATCATATATTTTGTGAAATTTTTGTGCTGATTTTTATTAACGATTTTCCCCAAATCGGAATTTAAAAAAGTTTCGATCATTTTGTGAGGTAATATGTGAAAGTTGTATCCCGATAATTTTAAATATTTTATATTTCTATGCTTCATAAAATAGTGATATTGATCATCTAAAAATAATATTTTACTTTTTTTTGGTATATTTGAACATTTTATCAAATCAGAGTGCGTTTTATCATCAGTAGTGCGGCAATTTATTACGCTAGATGTATCATATTTTGTTATAATTTTATCAAAAATAGGATAATTGATTTTATATTCTAAGTAATTTTTTATTAATATCGTCCATTCTCGAGGACCATTATTATTTGTATAAATAATAACTTTTAAACATTTATCTCTCTTTTTTGCTTTTTTTAAATAATTTAATACATTAAAAATACCAGGTCTAAAAAAATTAGGATATAAGTCTAATAATTTCATATAAAATTGTTTTCCTATTTTTTTTTCAAGCGCATTGTCCAAACCAAATTTAAATATTGAAAATTGTTCAAAATGGCCAATTGTATCATCCAAATCAAATATAATGGCACGTGTTTTACAACCAGTCATATATATATAAAAGATAATATAAAAAAACAATGTATTTTATAATAAGAATGTTCAGAAAAAAACGAAATAATAAAGATAATAATAAAAAAAACAAAGATAATAATAAAAAAAATAAAGATAATAATAAAAAAAATAAAGAAAAAAAAAACAATAAAAAAAGTAATAAAAAAAACAAAAAAAGCAAAAATAAAGCCACTATACCTAAAGCTTTACGCGAACAAGTTTGGTTGAAAATATTTGGTGAGTCATTTAAGCATAAATGCTATGTGTCCTGGTGTACAAATGAAATCAATGTGTTTGACTTTCATGTTGGACACGATAAACCAGAAAGCAAAGGAGGATCGCTGGATGTTGATAATTTAAAGCCAATTTGCGCCAGATGTAATTTATCCATGAGTAATAATTACACAATTCAAGAATGGAATGATTTCCAAAAACAACCGCGTTTCTGTTGTTTCAAATAATATTTCAATATTTTTAAAAAATATTGAAATATTAAAAACTAAAAATTAAAACTAAAAACTAAACCATTTTTTAATAAATATCAACACTGCTTTCACTTTCACTTGTAAAGAGCAAACAATCCATATCGTCGTCCGAATTTATCTCTGTCACATTATTTACACTGTCTTCGCTTGATTCATAATTATTATTGGAAATATCATTTATGTTAATATGAACTACCGGGATGTTATCATTCGCATTATCAAAGCTATCGATTTCCATAAAGTTACTTTGATCAATATTTTCATCAGGATTTTCATTGTTATATTCTGTTTGTTCTGTTTCTACATCTTCCAATATCCATTCGTCTTCTTCCACTTTTTCCTCGGTTTCTATACTCGCTTCTTCGATTTGAGGTTGCTCTTGTGTTGATTGTGGATCTTCTACTGGCATTGGTATTGGCATTGGTGCTGGCGATGGTGTTGGTGCTTGTGTTGACGATGGTGCTGGCGATGGTGTTGGTGCTTGTGCTGGCGATGGTGTTAATGCTGGCGGTTCTTCCACGTGTTCCGATTCAGATTCCGTTTCTTCCTCATCACTGCCATCATTTAAAACAATAATCGGCATCGCGAAAACATTAAAGTTTTCAATGTTTTGAGATTGCGATCGCGGTGTTAATATTATTCTTCTTCCGAATGTTGGGTGTTTTTTCATAAATTTTTTTATAGATTTTTTAAAAAGAATTCTGTTTTTACTTTTAATAAATGGATTACACGATTCTGTACTATATAAATAATAAGTTAAATATTCTTTTAATAACCGAACAAATTGTATCTTATGTTTATAGTTCATTTCTTCATTTATACGCGAATAATTAAAAATTCTTGGGTTGGCGTTAATCATATTTATACAATCATAAAATAATTGTATTGGTTCAGAATCTTGAATATAATTTTTTATCGCATTATCACATAAATTATGATACTGCTCTTTTTTGAATTTTTTTATATCAAAATTTAAATAAAAAAAAGATTTTATTAAATTGTTAATAAGAATATCTGTGTTGAAACGAGCAAAAAAGTATATATTATATAAATTATGAATGGAAATTTTCAAACCGGTGTAAGGATTTCTTGGAATAATAGGAGCTGGTTGTAAATTACAACAATTGGTCAATGACGTTTTCCAGAGATTTAATAATTCGTTAATTCTAAATATATATTTTGTATTATTTTCAATTAATGAAATAATATGTGTTTTTTTACACTTGCTAAATTCAACTTCGTATAAACTTTTTTGTATGTCAAACGATTTAGTTTTTTTATATTTATATTTTTGAACAAACCTATTTAATATCCAATATATTTTTTGTGCTTTACTAAAAAGAGCAATTAAATTTTGCTGTTTTGTTTCATTAATAAAAAAATTATTGTAAACCATTGTTTTTACAGATAACATTTTAGATAATTTATATTTATCTGGTGAAAACACACTATTAAAATATAATGTATCCAAGTTATCTACATTGTATAACTTTTTTACCTTATTTTTTTTTTCCTTTTTTTCTATAATGTGTTTTACTATATCTTGAATTAAATCCATGTGATTTTTTTCTTATATTTATATTATGTAAAATCTTTAATATTATTAACATTATCAATATTATTATAATAATCAATTAAATTTTGTTTACTATTTTGATTGTTAATAGAATATTCAATTATTAAAGAATATGGGGGAACACTATATAAAGTTGTGTCAATATTATCTCCAGAGAAATTATTTATATTATTATTTTTTATATTGGGACATTTTCTAGCATATAAAAATTTTTTTATTCTGGCTGGATTTTTCAATAATGTATTTTTATATACTATTTTTGGCATATTTGTTATTTCATATATTCGAGGTATTTTTTGTAAAACCGTATTATATTTAATTATTTCCGTATTTTTTTTAAAATGTTTACCTTGAGTTTTTATATCATGAATAAAAAAAGTTTTAATCTCATGATTCCAAATATCAATTGGAATTTTTTTTTCTAATATAAATCTCATTATGTTGTTATTTATATTATATTATTTTTTATTTATTTATTTTTATTATAATATATCGTAATTTTCTACAAATTTTACTCCAAGTCCATGAATAAACACGCATTCTCCAGAAATCCAAATAATTTCATTGTTTTCTTTTAATTTTATTTCCATACCCCCATTGCCTTTATATGTGGGTCTTAAGGTATAACCAGTATAATATCCAATTATTTTTCCATTTTTATCATACACAGGCTCACCTTTTTTTATATTTGTTTCTGCGTGGTATGTTATATGGAGTGAATCCATAATTTATTTTTATTTTTTAATTAAAAATAAATTATTTATTTCAATTTAATAAATGATTTTGAACATTTAAACATTTTGAATATTTGAATATTTGAATTTATTATTATTTATTAAAATCCTGGGTCGTATTCATCATCAATGTTTCCAAGATCCGTAGTTTGAATAGTGTCGGTTGTCATTGGATTAATAATTTTTTGTTTTGAACAATTGTCACTACCATCATCTACCTGTAATTCATTTTCAATATTGATTTTCTTTTCAAATTGCTTTTCGCCGAGAATATTCATTTTTTCAACATCCAATTCTATGCTGAAAGAGCTTGTACCAAAATAACCTTCTTGACCACACATAATATTTGCTGAAATACCTGTCATTGGATCCAGCTCAGCATGTCGAGCCGCTCTGAGAAACATCTCTGGCGTTTCCTCAAACGACGCCTTTGCTATAGGTCCAATATTATCATTATTAATACCATGTCTAAATACGGAAACCATTTTTTTTGTCGCCGTCATCCTGTCACAAAGTATCGAAAGATGGTGATAATTAATATATGTTGTGTCGGCATAAGCCTCCGATAGTTCGTTCAATAAGCATTGGCGTGCGGCCTCAATGCCCAATACACGATAAACTTCTTGAATATCGTTACTTGTAGTATTAGATTGGTCAATACCATCCATCGTTAAAATATCTTTAAGATTGGTCCCAACAGTATCAAGAACCCACGAATCTTCTTTGACGTAATTTCCGTCTTTTAAAACCAGCTGATTGACTAATTTTCTAAGGATGACTTTGGGAATACCTTTGATACCACGAAGAATAATATTATTTAACATATTTTGTTGTAAATTTTTTAGCTTATAAATTTCATCATCTTGGTCAAGAGATTTTTTCTTGCTTTTAATGATATTTGAATTTAATCTTACACGCATCACCAAATTGTCTGCGTTATAATCTGAATAAATACAAGTCATATCATCATTGTAACTGTGTTTAATAGCAAAATGGATATCATCCAAAGATATATTTTTATCTAACATTGATTCTCTGTCTAGTTCTAACCGAATAATCCATTTAGATTTTGTGCTTGAATCATCATCATCGTCAAATTTCTCCCCAACACAGTCTTTCATTAAATTTTGAAATGCCGAATATTCTTCCATAATAGGTCTGTCAACCTCAATCAAAGTATTCATGTCATCGGGGTCAAAACAAATAGAGGTTGATTTTGTTACATCCCGAAGTGAGGTATATTCAAGAATATATTTCATTTCCTGTGCTTTTTCAACTTTTGTCATATCTTCTTTTTTTAATACCACAGTAACAGAAGGATTTTTTGGATTTTCTGAAAGCGATAATATTTCTTCAATTCTAGGAACACCTCTCGTTACATTCGATTTACTAGCAACACCAGCAAAGTGGAAAGTATTCAGCGTATTGTGAACAATCACACCATTATCTTCCATAAATGTTTGATTTGCTGGGACAGTGAAATCATAAACATAATTAGTTTGATCGGGTGTATGTATTTCAATGTGTTTGATTTCATCCCAAATAATACCTGAATTAGCGGCTTGTTCTAAAATATCAATTTCTTGTTTTAAGAAACGGTCTTCAAGTGGATATTTTTTACTAATTTCATCTTTGAAGATGTTAATGTATTTTTGAAGTGTTCTCCTACCGATCGTTTTCTTTTTCTTCCATCGACCATAATTTCTACTTTGACCGGGAAGTTTTAATTCCTTGCCACATTTGGCAATAATTTCACCCAAGCCCTCTATTTTATCAACGTCATTGGATAAACTATGGGCTTTAGAACGCGAATTATAGTCACATAATTCTTGTAACGCTTCCGCTTTTAAAACGGACCCAATGTGTTTTTGATATAAATTAGCATATCCGTTTGATATTGCGAAGTGGTAAAATGGTTTATTTTGTCGTGTGTTTTCACGGAAAGTTGCGAAAATATCAAAATAATTAAATAATACTCCCATGTCTTTAATCAATTGTTGACTGCGAGAACAACCGCGTATTTCATGGTGATTTTTATCACAGTTAATATTTCCATCACCATCCATATACCCTTGTATACACGCTGCTTTACATTCTAATGGCGCTGTGAATATAAAGTCGGGGACTTTCTTTTCAAATGAATTTTTACCACATTCTTTCACAAGGAATTTGGCGAGTTCTTTGGACGAGAAACATGTTGATGTGCTAGGACCGTATTCACCCTTTCGTTTATTCACATTTACTTTGGCACCAAACATTTCTCCTATAATAGTCGTCATATCAATATAATGTTGTGAAATATTTGTAATGTTAATTGTATTTTTATTACAACTTCCTTCGGCAATATAGGCCCCAATAAACCAACCGAATAATTTATTTAATTCGTAAGTTGTATTGCCAATTTCTACTGTTTTGTTAACAAATTTATTATCAATATGTTTACACACTGGTATTCTCATACCGACCTCCAAATCACCACCTTTAATGGGTTGTACTTTGTGGTCTTTTCTAATCAAATGACTATGACTTAATGTTGTAGTTACTTTTCTACCGCTTTTAGTTGTAACTGTTACCATATCACCATTTACCGGATGTCTACTAAAATGTGAAACACGACTCCAAGATGTTTTTTCATTTTCATCAACACCCATAATATAATACTCTTCGTCCAAATTATCCAAAAGTGTTTCCACACTATCATGGTGTCCCGTTGGGAAAGTATATTGTGGATATTTTTCAATGAAACTATCGCATAACTCTCCAATTTTATATTTTTTGTGACTGGGTTTAACATTTTTATCATTCTTATTTATTTTTACGAGAGCATACATGGTGTCACCAACCATCGACATTTGTGTTGTTGGCTCGCCAATGCTCTGCGCCGCAATAATTCCAACCATTTCACCAGGATTGACAATCGCCTTTTTATAATTTGTCTTAATCATGTCTAATAGCAAAGATAAACCTTTTTTATTAAATCGTCTTAAAGTGAGTAGTTCTTTTGGAGAAAGAGAATAATAATACAATAATTTAAATAAAAGTGAAGGTTTCGCCATGTGAATATTATTTAATTCATTATAAACATTATCAATCATTTTGTAGGCATCTAACGGCGTAATATTTACCATTGAATTGCTTTGATAATTTAATTGATTTTGGACATTATTAATAATTCTTTTAAAATTAACAGGGACATAAATATCACTGGTGTCTTCACCATGAAATACATTATTTACTAAATCTGCTCTATTTTCTAAAAACATATCAATTAATTCTTTTGTTTTATTTATTAATTTTTTATGCTGAGATTTCATTTTTTTTAAAGCCGTTTTTGTAAAATTAGTAGTAATAATAGAGTCTGACAAATCGTCGCCGGGAATTTGAAAGTGACCGTAAAGTTGCTCCAAGGTCATATGCGCAACTGGAAGCTTTTGTTTTTCTACTTTCATTGAATCAAAATTATCATTACCATATGAAAATTGTATGATTTTATTTTTATTATTTCTTACAGTCATATCATACGCCAATTTCAAGTCTTCCGTTGATTTAACAAGACGTCTTTGAATGTATCCTGTCTGTGAAGTTTTTACCGCCGTATCAATCAAACCAGTCCTACCACCCATAGCATGAAAGAATAATTCTTGCGGTGATAAACCTTCGATAAAAGAACTTTCTACAAATCCTCTTGCTCCCGGAGAATCATCGAATTTAGTATAATGAGGCAGAGTTCGATTATCAAACCCATATGGGATTCTTTTGCCATCAACATTTTGTTGCCCTAAACAAGATATCATCTGAGCAATATTTAATGATTTACCCTTAGAACCAGAGTTAACCATAATAACAAATCGGTTGTCTTTTGATAAATTTTTTAATCCAATATTTCCTGCTGTCTTAGTGGCCTCATTAAGCAGAGAATTTACCATTGTTTCAAATTCTACTTCATTGCTTTTCCCAGTTTTATTTTCGAAAACTCCAATATGAGTTTCATTAATTAATTCTTGGACATCGCGTTTTTTATTTGAAATAGCTTCGGTAATTTGCTTATTGGTTTCTTCATTTGCTATCAAATCACTAATACCAACACTATAAGCACTTAATTTCATGTAATCCGTGATTAAATTTTGAAGATTATTAATAAATTTACCTGATTCTCTGAAACCAAAATCATTAAATATACTTTGTAGCAAACCCACACTTGTAGATCCCAAAACTTTTTTATCTAATTGCCCACCAATATATTCTCCATTTTTAATAAATATTTCATTATTTTTACTACCATCGGTAGGCGGTGATTGTCCATTTTTAAATTTTGTACTGAGAGGAGGTAAGATTTCACTTAATAGTTCAAAATTAGTCATGGAGGTTTTCCCTTTTAAATTATTTAAATTAATATTATTATTACTCATCAATAAGTTCATTGCTGTTCTCATATCAAAAGAGATATCGGGTCTTGTAAATCGGAATGATCCGAGCAAAGAATCTTGAAAAATACCAACAATCGCCGAATTATTGGCAGGACTAATTATTTGCCTCTCAACGGCAGCCAAGTATCGTAACTCAGCCTGACTTTCATAATCCTGTGGACCGTGAAGGTTCATTTCATCACCATCAAAATCAGCATTATAGGGCTTTGTATCGGCAACATTCATTCTAAACGTGTCGCCCCTTTTCATAACTTTGACAAAATGACACATCATACTCATGCGATGAAGTGTGGGCTGTCTGTTAAATAAAATAGGATCGCCGTCCAATAAATGTCTATGTAATACATCGCCTATATTTAATGTTAATGAATTTCTATCTACATATCTTAGAGAAATGGACGTTCCTTCCTTTCTTTCCAGTATTTTCGCTCCCGGATAAACATCTGGACCGTTCATGGTTAATTTTGTAAGAAATTCAATATTTCTTTTGTTAACTACATCCGGAAAAGTAATATTTTTAGCAACCTTCAGTGGAACACCAAGCTCGGAAATATCTAAATTGGCGTCGGGAGTAATAACAGAACGAGCCGAGTAGTCAACACGTTTTCCCATAAGATTTCCTCTTACACGACCTTGTTTACCCACCAGTCTTTCTTTAATAGATTTTAAAGCACGACCCGAACGTTGTGCTACCGCTGCTACACCCGGTATTTTATTATCTACCATTGTGGCGCAATAATACTGCAATACTGTAGTCCAATCATCAATGACTTTTGAACTAGAGTTTTGTTGAATTTTTTCTTGTAAAGTTTTATTTGCCTTAATAATATTAACAATAATATGTGAAATATCATCTTC